CGAGGTCTTTCAAGAGCCTCTGTGAAACCTTTTCGATGTTGGTACCCGAAAAGCGATATACGCCATCGTCACCATTCACACACGCATCGACTACCCAGCCCCCTGTACGACGAGCCGCGTAGTGGACAACCCATAGGTTCACGAGGGTCCCAATCAGGTTAGTTAATGCTGAACCTGATGGAATCCCACCCAACCGCGATTCACCTGGTAAATACTCCCAGTTGAATTCTGACGGGATGATAATTCCTGTTTCGTTGAATGACCTTCTTACAAAGTCAACCAACTTATGAGCCGGTTTACAAAACCAACCGCCCAAGATTCGAAAGATCCGATCGACGATGTCCCGCGGGATCGAAGCGTCGAAATTCGAAAAGTCAATCGAAACAAGAGGTGATTTAGACCTCTTCTTGAGCAGCCTAGTAATCGTAGTATCAACTGCCCTACGGCTTGTCCACGCTGATACTACCTCCAAAGGCTTTAACGCCTTCATTAGAGGAATCTGGAGTTGTTTCTCTAGATTAGCGATCACCCGTGAAATTTGATAAATTACACGGAACTTACAGAATCGGTTTGGTCCGCGGGGTTGACCGCGGAATCCTACAATCCCTGGATAGGAATTGCAAGCCACTCGTGGATACCCAGCCGAAATAATCGACTGTGACATTCCCATGACCCGAGGAATGATTTCCCGATCTGAAGTCATGACCGGCCATCCCAGACCCGTACGACCCGTGAATGAATCAACTGCCGTCGCTAAACTAGACGGAGATAGTTGACTCACACGACCAGTTATCAACTCGTCCACGGCATCATCAGCATACTGAATTGCATCACCTGCAATAAAGCAGGGGTGGGCAGAGAAATACGACGGACTAGTAATTCCATAGATATGCCAGTATCATCTGGCACGGAGAACGGAGGTCTCCTGGAATACGTACCGTGTTTCGACTCTTGCCTCACCTCAGCAGCAAAATGTGCCGGGTGCAGGTCCCAAGATAGGTACTTCTTAAACTCAGCCGCTAACCTAGCACGCTCTACATCTTTTAAATGTGGAGAACACCTAGGAATGAGCCGTGTCGTAAAGTCCGTCTCAAGACCACCTCTCAACAACCCCAAGCCGCTAAGCAACGCTTGCCTAGCTGATGGACTCAGGACTTCAGGCTCCCATGACATGGGATACCCCCTAACTAAGTTCAATGAGGGTACTCAAAACTCGGGAGGTAGTTATCCTCCAGTTACTTGAATTAAG